TCAGGCATTAGCACTTGCGCCTTCTTGCCCCTCTACACCTTCGGCCTGCTCAGTTTCCAGCGTGAGCTGGCTGATGTAGCCGGCCTGGTCGATGGTGTGCCGCACACTTGCCACGATCCAAGGCGTTTCATCAATCTTCCGCTTGTAGCCGGCCACGCGCGCGGGCCGCTGCGGAGTGATGTCGGCCCGGCCGTAGGCGAGGGTGATCTCGAAATCGAAGATCCCGCGCTGAATGCGCAGCCACTCGGCGCGGGCCGCGGCCAGGGCATCGGCTTCGCTCGCGAAGGTCGTGCGCAGTTCCTTCGCGCGGCCGCTCAGGCCAGCGATGACGCTGCTGCGGCGCCCGGTCTTGATGTTGTTCCACCATGCCTTCACGCCGCTGTAAGCGTCGCGGTCTGCGCGGCTCCAGCGGTGCCTGTCGCCGTCCTGCCGGGTGATGACTACGGGCGGCAGCACCTTGCCGCTCGGCGTGCGCGCGGCGCGCGCCTGGCTGAACAGGAGTTTGCCGTTCTTCACGGTGCACAGGCAGTCGTAGGTCTGCGCGAGCCGGCGAAGAAAGGACGCGTCCGATTCGCCGAGCTGGTCCGCGTGCTTGACCTTGCGCGAGGCGATTTCCTTGGCGACGACGGCCTCGATGCGGTTGCGCCTGGCCACGCTGTTGACGATGGCGCCGACGGTGGTCTTGTGCCATGACTCATCGCGCAGGGTGCGCAGGCTGTCGAGCAGGTTGGCTGCGCGAGCGCGGATGGTGATCTCGTCGGGGGTGCCGGCGTATTCGACCGCCTGCACGGTGTAGGCGCCTTTCTCCACCAGTCCGACGGGGAAGCCCATCTCTTCGGTGGTGAGCTGCCGGTAGGGCGCCGCGTTGGGCTCGGCGAGCCAGCCGATGGCCACCTCGACGGTGTCGCCGGTGTCCGGCAGCTCTACGGCGCCATCGTGGTCGCTCACGACGAGCTCGACCTCATCGGCATCGTTCTGCCGGTCATCGGTGATGGTGAGCCGCACGAAGCGCGGCAGTATGCGATCGGAGGCGTTTGCGCCGATGGCGGCGTTGCGCCGGATTGAAGGGCGGTCTCCGGAGCTTTGTTTTTGACCAGAGCCACGGCTGGGAGAGTTTGGCTTTCTTCTGATCTTGCAGAGGCGAGACGCCGTATTTGGCCGAGCGTCGATGCCTCCGGTGGATGTCGACGCCACCTTCCTGGATTCGGATGCGCACCATGTGCGCTACGCTTCCGCCTGCGCGTCTGCGTTTCGTAATGGTTCCAAAACTGGAACTTCCCGTTGGTACATGCCAGATTTGTGGCACTCGATGTACCTCTGGAGGCGAAAAAACAGCGCTATGAGCTTCTGAATGACACCGAACGAGAATCCCGAAAACACTGGGCTGCAGCCCGATTTGCCTCGAAACCAGCGTGCCACCGAAGGCATGCGGGTGTCGGTTGCGCCCATGATGGATTGGATGTGCTGCAGAGAAAAAAACTAATCTCATCAGCACCTTACGGAGGCTGGTCCGGGCCTTGTGGCACGAAAGTGGCACTTTTTCCCGCGGACAGCTGACATTCAAGAGGCGCTCTGGCCCCAGCTTGCCGCATGTCCAGTAGCCAAAAAACAAACGGCCCGCTTTTGCGGGCCGTTGTCATCTAGCGGTGAGCTGCGCCAACTCTTTTCGCGCCGCCTGCTGGCGATCGTCAAGGTACATCGCAAGGTCCTGAATGCCGACGCCTTTCGGCGACTTCTGGCTGCTGGGATCGGTGCGGACGAGTGGCAGTTTGATCTCCCCCGTGGTGCACTTCGCCGCTAGCTTCTTGACGTCCAAATGGGCGAAGAAATCGCGTTGCACCCACTCCAGCGGAATGACCGGGCGCGCGTCGTATTGGGCCATGAGCAGGAAGATGGTCTTCATAGCCCATCTCCTTTAGAAATATCTGCATATGTGGCGGGCTGTTCAGATGGTGGCAGCAGCGGCAAGAAGCTCACAATGCGTTCCTAACGTGGAGTCGAGGATGAAGGAAAAAATTGTGTCGGTAGGCACCCTCTTGTGCCTTCTGGTTTTGACGTGCTTGCTGCTGATTCATGCACTGGCGATCTTTCCGGGTATCGCGTCCATTCGGTGGTTTTTCACCGCAGTTTCGGCCGTCCTGGGGCGCCTCGATGCGCCAGCGTGGGTGCAAGCGATTGGCTCCATCGGGGCGATACTTGCAGCGGCCGCCATTGCAGGCTGGCAAGCGCGGTCTGCACGCATCCAGCAGCAGAGGTCCCGAAGGGAAGACACGGCTGCACGAGCAGCTGCACTCAGGGAAATTGTCAGGCGAGCGATCATTGCCATCAACAATGCGGACCGGCTTATTCAGCCGGGGCCTATATCCGTCGCATTGGCGATCGACCAGGCTGAACTCGTCCAGGAGGCGATTCGCAAGATTCCAGTTTTCGAGATCCCTACGCCCCAGCTGGTATTCCTCATCCACCGGGTGGATCGGGACCTGCACTTGCTCAAACAGGCTTTGCTTCGCTTCACCGGTGCGCCCGTGACGGCTGCCCGTATCGACAGCACAAAGGCCAGAATCAGTGGGATCCTCACCCGCACCAGGGCGGCGCGCCGTGAATGCGTTGAGGTGCTGACCGACGCGGGGAATGCTGTTGAGATATAGGGCCATCGGCATCAAACGGCCTCCCTTCCAGCCGAGCAGCTGCCAGGCGACGGATGCCGCCTCGATGCCAGAGTAGACGGACAGGGATCCCATTAGCCCTCCAGGCCCAATTGCTCAGGAAGCTCATGCCTTTCGACGAAGATGCTCTCGAGCGCTTCCTCGATGCGCCGGCACGCGATGTCGAAGTACTGCAGGCTCTGCTCGCACCCGATGAACCGGCGGCCCAACTTCAGTGCGGCGACACCAGTGGTGCCCGAGCCCATGAACGGATCCAGAACCAAGCCGCCTGGCTCGCAGATCTCGACCATGTCGGCCATCAGCGCGACCGGCTTCTGCGTCACGTGCTCGCGATCTGTCGGCGCGTGGTATTCGTAGAAGCCAGGCAGGCACCCGACGCCGCGATCGACAGGCATCGGCCCAGCCGAACCCCAAACGACGTACTCGGCGGCTGACGTGAAGCGCCCCATCTGCGGCCGCGGCGATTTCTTCACCCACGGCACCACTCCGCGCCACACCCACCCGCCGGCCTGCAGGTAGTCGGACGAGACAGGCAATTGCCGCCAGTCCGAGAAGAACGCCGCAGGGGCGCCCGGCTTCGATGCACGAAGCGCAGCCGCTGACCACAGCGTCGACCAGAAATGGAATGACCGTTGATCGCGGTTGTCGCCGCCGAAGTCCGAAGTCTTCTCATGGTTGCCGGATCCGGTGCTGAGGTACTTGGCTTTCGTGTCCAGCGCGCGATCGCCACGGAAGGCGCCGCCGCTGGAGTAGGGCGGGTCGGTGATGACGGCGTCGGCCGTTCCAGGCATGAGAGCCTGCAGTACTTCGAGCGCTTCGCCGTGATACAGCGTTGCGCCGCCGATGATTTCGACGCGCATCAAGCACCGCCTTTCTCGGCGATGCCGGCATCAGCGTAGATCTCGGCGCCGGCCACGTCGGTGAGTCGCGCCACGCCATCGCGTATCCGCGCCGCAATGTAGTCGCCGCTGGAGATGTGCTCGACCCCGATGCCGGGATTCGCGATCAGCAGGGCGCTTGCCTCGTTGGCCGCGTCCGACAGCACGCCGGCTTGCGCCGCCCGCCATGCGTCGTCGATGCCGAGCTGGATCACCGTGCGCAGCGCGGCGTGCAGTCGCTTCGCCTGCGGTAGGCCGGGTGCGACCGCGGCGGCGATCTCGGCTCCAATGCCGATCACCCATCCCAGGTGCGAGAGAAGATCGCGCACCGGCTCGCCGTCGGCCGTCATGTAGACGGCGATGCTGACGGTGGTCATGTGACTGGCCATCCTCGCTTTCGCGACCGCGGTTGCGACCGGATGGCTGTGGCACGGTTCGCCACTGTTGCGGCGAAGGTGGTTCCTCGCGCGCCTCACAGCAGCAGCTCCAGCAGGTCGATGGTCGGCAGGGTGGCGACAGCCTGTCCGACTCGTGCCGCGGCGGCCAGATCTGCGACATCGAGGTCGCGACCGGACGCCTTCCTGATGACGTCGACCAGCTCGCCCTGGTTGCGGCTGTCGAGGTTGCGTCCCGCCCACATCAGCGCGTCGCTGGTCGAGAGGTCTTGCAGCTCGAACGCCTTGCCGGTGGCGTAGCTGGGGCCGTGGCCTGGACGGTCGGACTCGGCCAGCATTTTTACGATGTGCTGCGCGAGCGGACACAGCTTGGGAGACTTCTTTCGCATCGTTCAGCCCTCCGTCCGAGCAGCGATTCGAATCGCCTCGATGCACCGGCGCGCGCCGAGGTACTGGTACCCGTGGGCCTGCGTCACCGCCGTGTGATATCCGTTGGCATTGAGCCCTGCGCGCAGTTGGGTCTGGTGGTAGTTCGCGACGTTCTCGCAGATGGCGAGCGCGGCCTCGTGGCTGACATTTGTCACGGCGCGCGAGGCACCGGCGTCCGCCTCATCGGCGGCCAGCACCACGCGGTTGAGGAACTGGCTCACGAACTCGTCGGCACTGCCCTTGAAGCTGAATTGCTCTGGCATGCTCTCGGCGCCTTCTGCCAACGTGACCAGCAGGCCCAGCGCGCTCGCGACGTGGTGCTCGAGCAATGCGCCCTTGCTTTTCGACCAGCCGGGCAAGAGGTGGATCCGGTCGCACGTCACAAGCTGCGCGATGTCGGCGCGCATGCACGTGCTCCAGCCCATGTTCGGGTCGACGTTGATCTCGGCGGGGTTGATGACTTCGAGACCGACGACTCGCAGGGCCTGGGCCTCGGCGTGAAAGGCCGGGAAGTTGAGTTCGGCGTAGCCGGTCATGGGGCCGGCGATGTAGACGCGGCCGGCGCGCAGGGAGTTGGGGGCGGCGGTCATTGCGCGAGGCCTCCCGTCAGGCTCAGGGCGAGCAGCGCCAGCGTGGCCAGCGCGCAGCCCACCAGCGTGATGCGATCGGCGATGCGCGCCGCGCGCGCCTTGCGCCTGGCTCGCTCCTCGATGGTCTTCACTGCCTGGATGTCGTGGTGGTTCAGGCGATGCGCGTTCATGCGGCCCTCCGTTGCTGCACGGCGGCGATGCGCACGACGGTGGAGGGGAACATGTCGGCCTGCTGCACCGGCCGCGCGTCGATGCGGCGCGGCTTGCGCCGGCCGGTGGCCTGGGCTTCGAGCAGGCCGCGCACGCGCTCGATGGTGGCGCGCACGTCGGTGGCGCACGCCGGCAGGTAGGGCGCGGTGATGTGCACCTTGTGCGCCATGGGCGGTGCGTAGGGTTTGTGCTGCGCGATCTGGACGACGGCAGCGGTGCTGGTGCGTGGCATGGTGATGCGGCTCCGGTTGGTGGTTGAAGTGGTGAGATGCATGGGGAAACTCATCGCCCGGCCGCGGCCAGCTCGCGCATGACTGGCGCAAAGGCCTTCATGCGGGTGAGCAGGGCGTCGAGGTCGTTGGCAGGGGGGGCCGCGGGCGCGATCCGGACGCACTGGGGCATGCGGAACGTGGTTCGCTCGCCGGCGATGTGGTTGACTTGCTCGATCGGGGCGGCCGGGGCGGGCTTTCGGGGCGCCGGCGGCTCGATTTCGTCGGTGTCGTGGGCCTTTGGCCAGGGCTGATCGCCCCGCATCAGCAGTCGTTGCGGCTCATCGTTAAGCCGGACCGTACAGTTATTGAAACGAGTCCAAGGGCGGCCCAGCGCTTCGCGCTCGGCCTTGTCCTGCGCGGCTTCGTTCGCGCAGGAGCGCCACGCCTGCCGGCGGCTCACGAGCCAGTGCCCGACGCGTGTCTCGACGCCGACGACAGCCTTGCGGTCGATGCTCTCGCCGTAGCAGTTGGTCGCGTCCTTGGTGACGCGCACGGCGGTGCGCAGCGCCCATTCGCGGCGCTTGCGGCACATGCCGCCCTGGGCGCGGACGTAGCCCTCCCACGAGGCCTGAATGGCGCCTTGCTTATGGCAGGCCCACCATGCCTTCACCGCGGCGGCGTCGCCGAGGTCGAGGCGCATCTGCGCATGGTCGATCTGGTCTTTGGTGACGCGGCGCATTTCGCGCCACACCGTCACGCTGGGCTGGCCGATGGCCTGGAACTGGCGAATGCCCCAGGTGCTGGCCCACGCGTCGACGCGCTGCCAGCCTTTGAACTCGCGGGTGTCCATGATCTGCTCGACACCGTCGAGGGTGTCGGTGTGCTCCCCGACCCCGGCGTCGCCGCCGTCCTCGGCGCCGATGTTCTTGGACACGTACTTCGCAACGTAGCCCGCGGCGCCGCCGCGCTCCATGGGCTTGAAGTCGCAGCGGTTGCGCAGCGCGCCGGGCTCATCGCCCGCATCGCTGAGCCAGTAGCCGCTGATGATCTCGCGCGCCGTCTGGGCCTGCTCCGGCGTGCAGAACCAGAGCAGGGCATGCCAATGCGGGCATCCATCGTGATGCGGCTCGGCCACGCGGAAGCCATAGGCCGCGATGCCCTTGCGCGCCATCTTCGCGCGGGCCTTCGCCCACATGCGGCAAAGCCACTGCTGCGCATCGCGCGGTGAGTCGCCCTCGTACTTGTTGTTGCGGCTCGGCTTCGCCCAACGCGACTTGCCGCCCGACAGCACCGCGTGAAAGCGGCTCGGGCAAGTGAGCGTGAGAAAGAGGCCGTGGTGCTCGTTGGCGTCCGCGAACTCTTCGCAGCCGCGAATGCGCGTCATCAGCTCACCGCGGCGGATGTCGCGATTGCTGGGCGAAAGGGCGGCCAGCTCGGCCAGGCTGTAGACCTGGCCGGCCTCGTTGCGCATCTTCACGCGCGCCAGCAGGTCGGCGTTGCGCTTGTTCTGGTCGGCGCGCCGGCGGCAGGCCTCATCGCTGGCGTATCCGCCGTTGCGGTGGTGCACCACGCCCAGCTTGATGGCCGCGTGCTCGACCGTGCGCGCCACCTTGCGGCGCAGCGCGCGGCGCCACCATTGCTCAGTGATGGCGCGGGCGATCAGGCCCTCGGGCGTCTTGGAGTTGGGCTTGTCGACGCCCAGGCGCTCGCAATAGTCTAGCGCCGTGTCCAGCTTGTCCTGCAGGCTCATCGGCAGCGGGTGGCCGTTGAGCATGTCGTCGAGCGCGCTGGCGCAGCGCCGCGCGCGGGCGCACACCTCGGAGTCGCCCACGGCCCAATGCAGGATGTCCTTGTGCTCGTGCTCGAAGGCGCGCATCGCGTCGACACGCGCAAGATTCCAGCTCAGCCAGTCGCCGCCCACTGCGCGCACGGTGGGCTTGAGCGGCATGATCGTGTCGAACGCCGGCCCCCACTGCGGCGGCAGCTCGCCGCGCATGCGCGCATCCATTTCGCGTGCCACCCGCGCGACGTGCTGGTCGTGCGGGAGGTTGGAGCGCAGCCGCATCCAGAAGACCGGATCCGGCTTGGTGTGGCGTTTGGCGACGATACGCATGGCGGGCCTACAAGGTCAGCGCGAAGACCGTGCGCAGGTCGTTCTGCAGCTCGCGGATGGCTTCGCCGACCGCAGTGCGCTCCAGCGGCGGCAGCTCGCGCCATGCGCGCTCGACCGCGAAGGCGATGCTGTTGATGTCGTAGCCCGCCCAGAAGAGCAGCATTGCGCGCGAGCGCTTCGAAATACCTTCCCACTCCCGCTCCGCTGCGGTGATGTTTCGCTCATGGCTCGTGCCCTGGGCGAACTCTTCGCGTAGCTCCGCGAGCCGGGCCGCGTGGCGGGCATAGAACGGGTTTGGAACGCCATCGGCAATGCGGGCGGTGGGCTTCGCCGGGCCAGGGTTCTCGTGGTGTTGCGGTAGCTCATCGCGCGGCATGTGGTCAGCGGTCGCCGGCGGCCTGCGTGTCCGCGGTGAGGCTGTCGTTCAAGGGCTTGCCGGTATCGGTGGCCGGGTGGCGCCCTGGCGTGTCGGCGGTGATGTGACCGGCCTCGATGGCGTCGATGACCCACTGCCGCATGCACGTCGTCTCTACGGCGCGATGGCCGTGCATGAAAGTGACGCGATCCAGCCAGACCTCGGAGCTGCCCCCCTCGACGTGCACGACGCGCCAGCCGGCGGCCTGCAACGCGTTGGCGACGGCGTTGATCGCCTTGGGGTTGCGCCAGCTCGAAATCGTGTCCGCGGCCTGGAGCACTACCGCATTGACACGCCGACCGAATTGGCTGGGGCGGTAGTTGAAGAAGCTCTGCCGCACATGGTCGATCTCGATGTACGCGCCATCGGCCTGCGCCGCCTGCACGATGTCATCCAGCGCGCCGAGCTTGTCGGCCACGCGGCGAATGTCCGCAAGCCGGTTGGCGTGCCGGTCGTGCTCCTGCAGCAGCACGCGGTCGAGCAGCGGCAGACGCGCGGCGTCTTCGCGCGAGAGCTTCGAGACCTTCGGAACGTCGATGCGTTGGGCTGGCTTCTCGGCGAAGCGGCGGGCGGTGAGAGACATGACTTCGGCTCCTGTGCGGAAAAAGGCGTGAGAAGGGCCGCACGCCTTGAAAAAGGCGCGTGGCAGGGGTTGGGCAGAGGGGAGGCGCCGCGGGGGCGCGGGACTAGATCAGTCGGGCGGGGCGCCACTCATGGCGCCGCCCGTGCCCCAGTCGTTGGTGGGCGTGTGCAGGTTCGCGACGTAGGTGGCTTCGTCGTCGGCCACGTTGTCTTCGTCCGCCAGTGCCAGGGCGAGCTGGCCACGGCGGATGTGGCGTGAGAGCGGCAGCGAAACGTCTGCCGCCGGAATGCTGGATAGCACCAGCACGCGCTGAAACTCCAGCGTGGCCACGCCTGTGAAGCCGCACCGCCAGTTGCGGCAGCGGTAGGTGATCTCGCGCATGGTCTTGCTCATGGCGCGGCTGTCGCAGGCCACGCACCGGGTGCCGCAGTGCGGGCACTCGATGGTGATGCGCATGTAGCGGTTGCCGGCTTCGCCGGCCTGCTCGTGAAGGTTCTCGCTCATTGCCGCTTACCTCCCGAGGCAACCAGACGCGGGCCGCGACGGCGGCCGGTGATGTGTTCGATGCCCTTGCGCAGCCGCGTCCGCACGAGCCATTCGATGGCCTCGGCGACGTCCGCCAGACCTTGCTCCCGGCGCACCCGGTCGAACACGTCGTGCTCGGCGTCGGTGAGTTCGATCTCTGTGGACGTCATCTTTTCGTCAGACATTTGGCGTTTGTTGCGCTGGCTTCAGGCCGCGTTGATGCGGCTGGGCTTAGCCCGCGGCGCGGGGCAGACTGGCGTCGGCCTTGGGTTCCTGGCCGAAGAAGGCGTCGGCCAGCATTTCCTCGGCCTGGCGCATGGCCAGCTCGCGGATGAGCGTCGAGGTCTGCGCGCCGGTCATCTTGGACAGGATGCGCAGCAGCTCATCTTCGTAGTCGTCAAACCGGACGGTCTGGCGGTTGTCGCGCACGCGCTTGGGATCGGGGTACATCGTCGAGAGTCCTTCGGGCAAAGGAGGGGAGAGACTGGTGCGGTGGGTCAGGCGGCGGATGTGGCGGCGCCGGCCTGTTCGGCCTCGTACTGCGCGAGGCCCTTGAGGTAGACGCGGCGCGCGAAATTGCCGAGGGAACGGCCCTCGCGCGCTGCGTATTGCTGGGTGCGTTCTTTCTCGTCGGGGGCGAGGCGCATGGCGATGGGCGCTTCGTTGACGAGGCGGATCTCGGGTGGAAGTTGGGGGCGACCACGGCGACGGGCGGTGTGAGCCATGCGTTTAATATCCGAACGGATTAATTTGTGTGTGCGGCGGACTTTATCACTCGAATGGATGAAGTTCAACCTGTTTTTATCCATATGGGTGATTTTTCGTCTCGACTGAGGGAAGAGCGCAAGCGCCTTGGCCTGTCGCAGGAGGCGCTGGCAGAGCTTGGCGGTGTGAAGCTGAACGCACAGTCGAACTACGAGACGGGAAAGCGCGCGCCCGATGCGGACTACTTGACTCGTGTGGCTGCGCACGGAGTCGATGTGGCGTTCCTGTTTTCGGGCCAGCGGATGCTCGCCGGGAGAGGCGCACCTGCAAATGACGAGCAGCAGCCAGCAGCGTCGGGGGACACCGTCATGCGGGTTGTCACGCGCGAAGAAGCCGCACTGCTAGACAACTATGAAGCGGCGGACGAGCGAGGCCGCGCCGCAGCGCGCAGCGTTCTTGATGCGCTCGCGCAACCGAAGAGGGCCAACGGGTAGGCTGGGTCTGGTCCTCTGGACCCTGGCCCGTTGGATGTTTATGGCAATGGGGGATGCCGCGACCGAAGCGGCGGAATAGGGAACCGACGCATCGCATAGTTCACGAATAGACCTCACCTGCGCGGGAGGATTGTTCCCGATCTTCTGATGCTCTTGGACAGGTCAATAACCAATCCAAAAGTGGTCTGGCGAAACTCGCTTGATATCAACGCGTCAAGCATCCTCGACATCTCTTCGGCCGTTCTCGGCTTCCCGCCGCAAGGTGCCCTAGTCGTCTTAACGCCGAACCACAGCACAAGGTAGATTCCGATCCCCCCTGCCTGAGGATGGGCGGTGTAGCGGGCGTGCAGTTGATCGCGCCAAGCTGTCCATACATCTGGATGGTTATCCTTCTTGACCTCGATTGGTATCGCCATGCGAGTGCTGCGCACAAGCGACCCCCGGAGATCTGCGCGTTTGTCGCGCGCCGTGTGCGCCTCTTTGTCGAAAGCTGCGCCCTGCTGAGAAATCCGGTCTTCAATAAGCCCGAGAAGAATGTCCCGGCAGTCATTCTCCACCTTCGGAACTACACCCTCTTTACTGCCGCGATAGAAGGTTTCGAGCAAATTGGCTTCGTGGTACTGAATGCGCTGAGCGAGATGAACAAGGTGGTCACGTAGCAACTCTGCGAGATCGCGATGATTCGCCGGTGATCCATTCGCCACAACAGCGCAAACCGCAACGAACGATGGCGCCGAAAATCGCGCCGCCCGAACAAGTTTCGACTGCTCGAATATTTGCCAATCGAGGAAGGGCCGCCATGTAGCACTGCCTTCTTCTTGTCGCATGTCACTTAGCAGCGTGCCTACTTCGATAGATGGAACTTGTGCGAGCCGACGAATAAGCGATTCCGCAGTCTCCGAAACACTTCCGTACTCGCGCGGCCTGGACCAATCAGCCCGTTCGGTCGATCTCATAATTATTCGAGAGAGGCGGGAAACGATCGCGGCATTCGCAGAGACGAACGCATCGTCAATACAAGCCTGTTCATCAATCACTGTTGCCAGACGTTGAACTGCAGAAAGATCAGTGCATAAGGCTTCTAACGCATCACAGTGCCGCTGACCATCAAATGCGATAAGAGCCATGTGCAAGCTCATCCGAGCGGCAATGCTTGCAGCGGTAGCAAGCTGAGACGTAATCAACGCGTGGAAGATTGACGGTTGAAGGCTCAGAAGCCCACCTCGGATGATGACGCTGTCTAGCAGATGTAGCTTTATTGGATCCGAGGTTTCATAAGGAAATGCTTTGAGCAGTCGTGGCACACAGATCTGCGAAAGCGCCAGCGGTCCATCTGGCCTTCTAAAGTCATACACCGCATCGAAATTCGGGTGCTCCTCCGTTCGAATCTGCTCTTCTAGAAATGGCAAGAGCACGTTGGCAACATCCTGTGGGCGCTCCCGGCAAACCGCCTTGAACCAAGCTCGATCCCCGGGGGCACCTTGGAGCACGTGGAAAGCTATGAGCTTTTGCAAGGTCTCCCCCGGGAGGCCGATGATGGCCGAAGGTTCAACCGAGAAGCGAAGTTGCGCGCCCAACTGACAGACGTACGAGAGATAGTAGAAGCGGCGTTCCTTCGCCAAATCGAAGATTTCCTTCACTGAAGGGATATCTTCTCGTTCAAGCGATATGAGGACGCCATTCAATGCGTCGGCCGCTTCTGCGGGGCCTGCAGCAAGCAGGTCAGCGATACGTTCGGTCGCAGTAGAGCCCTTGAACTGTGAGTTCTTTTCTGCCCAGTACGCGTGCGCTACGTTGTAAAGCAAGCTCGGGTTAGCAGCCACGGTCGAAATCTTCGAGAGCTGCGGGGCAATTTCGCGTTGGCGCTTTGAGCGTTCCCTCAGTCTTTTTGCGTGAGAATTCTGCCGGTACTTGTACTCTTGTGCGTGGTAAGAATCCAGCGGCCATGTTGTTGCCGACTCTACCCACGATCTAGCTTCCGGCCACCGCGCCGCGTTTACGTCAACCCAGCGGTCGATATCGTCGAGCGATATATTGAATCGCTTGTCTGGCTCAACAGCGGCCTCTGCCGCCTCTTTCACGTAGTGCGCTGCCTCATCGGTGCTATCTGCTTCTCGCGCGAACGCCAATAGGCGATGGTGCCAGTCCGATGGCAATTTCGCATGCATCAACACAAGTCTGACGGCACCGAAACGCCGAACCCCGTCTGGGCCAGGTTCGACTTGCGAGATTGCTGTTCGATAGAGCGAGGCCATCTTCTCGACCCGAAACTCAAGCCACGCTCGAATTTGCTCGATCTCCTTGCTCTGCTGCAATAAACGGTATTTCCCAAGGCAAGCATCCAGCCAGGCGTACAGTCGATCAACGGTGACGATGTCTCCGAAGGTCTCGATCGCCTTGGCCACCACCTCAACGAGTAGCTCACGGAACTGATCGTACATGGGCTCGCTGCTGTCCTCGTCGTCAAGGATCTCCTTGCGCTTGGCGCGCTTAACCATTAGGTCGGCGACATCAGCACGCCATTGAACGGGTGTGGACTGCAAGAACCAAAGTGCCCAGAACATGTGGAACTCGCCGATAAACGAGCTGTCCTTGCGAGGACGCAGGAGCCGCAGGGCGGTAGCTGGATCGAGGTGGGTCGGGTATAGCTTGAAGAGGAGGTGGCCCGCGATCTGATCATCAAGATCGAGCACGCTCCCGATGCGTACGTCCTCAAGAAGAGTGACGGCCCTTCCGGCATCGAATCCTGGCTTAGCCATCCATGCGTCCAGCGCCGCAGCTCTGATTCTCGAGCGATAAGAACCATCACGGACAATGCTTTCGAGGTGTCCGAGTAGGTCAGGAAACTCGTGACCGTGATGGATGGCGTCGAGAACGCAGGCCAACGTCAACTGGTGCGCAGCGTCACGTGCCGGGTCAAGCAGCCAACCTCGGAACACCTCGGTCATGTCAGCAGTGCCCAAGTTTCCGAATGGCTGTTCTGTGCTGAGGTCGCTTCTGAACCAGCTATAACGCTCGGCCTCTCGCTGGAGCGCATCGAGAATACGGGTCTTTTCTACGACCGAAAAACCCTTGACGTCACCGTACAGGACGAGCGCCAGAGGATCATTCTCTAACAACAACTGTCGATCGCGCTGATCATGCACGGTGAGCCAAGCGTAGAGGCCTCGCAGCGGTTCGACAACGCGCCCGTCGTATCCGAGCATCAAGGCGAGCAGACGAGGCAGTGGAACGCCGTGCGTGACTGCGAGCTCTGCTAAGGCTTTGGCTCCCAGGAATTCGGCGATAGTCCGGTGCCGAGACGAGCGGTAAACGCCTTCAGCGACGAAGAGTTTCGAGTTCAAGCAGTGAAGCAACGTGTCTTGCCTAACTGAAAGTTCCGACGCCACGATATCTATCGACACGGCACCATCTCCTGAGCCTTCCGCTTCCATCGAGATCGTGGCCTGATCTGACAGGAGAAGTGCTGCGCAGAGTCGCCCTGCGACAGTCAGAAGCTCAGCGGTTGTTGGGCGAGTCGGAAGTCGGCGCCGGTGTTCCGGGTTCTGCTCCTGCGCTAAATGCTCGCAGGCAAGACGGTACGTTTCTTCACGAGTCTTAGGCCACCTGTTGCCTCGGACGGCCCTCACGAGAAGATCTACTAGCAGCGGATTTCGCAATAGATGATCTACTCCTCGGTGTCGAGCCTCCCCTACAAACGACTGTGGATCGCTTACCCGGTCTGGGCCAAAAGATTCCAGGATTTCAATCACTTGAGAGTCTGAAAGAGGGTCCAAACTCAACTGAGCGACTGTCACACCAGGCACTACAGATTGCAACGCTTTCGCGCCTTCGGCAAGCCAGTCAGCTTCTCTACAGGAGATCCGGAATCGCGCGTGTTGAATCTCCGAAATTCTCATTCGAATGGAGTCGAATGGAGCTGTCGGATCTACTGAGCCGATAAGTTTCTCGTCCAAAGCATCGATGAAAATTACCTTGCGTCGCTCAATTTCGGTCAGCCTCCTTATCAAGAAGTCGCGTGCGGTGATGTACATGCCATCGTCACCTAGCGCCAACGCCTCCGCCTGGAACGCAGTCGTTTTGCCAGAACCCGGCTCACCGAGAAGGACATATGCGTCGGCGCTTCGCCAGTCCACCAATGGATTGGAACGTCGCGATGTACGGCCATCGTCACCGCGGTGGGTGCTGGTGACGGTTCGCGGGACAACGAGGTCAGGAGCTGCATTCATAGGGAGGTCTTGCTTCGAGGACTAGTGAGGCTCAGCAACCTCATTGTCCGCGAATGACTCGAAAGCTATCGACCTGCATATCGATGTTCCCGAGTTGCTGACCGATAACCTCGGGTCTGCTCGTTCTCATCCGAATCGGCGGATGTGCTCGCTTCATAAAAGGAGCCGCGCAATCGGGTAATGAACGGCGTTGCATTGTCGACGTTCCATTTGTCGTCGGGTGTGCGTGCGGGCCGTTGAAGCTTAACGCCCGTTCGACGTCACGCCCGGGGTGACCTTAAGATCAACGATCCAATGCTGAGGGCCCACGTGTTTCTGCAACTTCCGCAGAAACGAAGGCCACGCGGCCGCGTCACAACAAGCAGACCTCGGTGCCATCGAGCGCAACCATAAAGCTACGCGAATCGTCAGAAATCTCAACGGGCACGCCCATGTGGCTCGCTGGGTCCATCTTCTTGCGCCGAGAGTCACTAAATAGCGCCACGTCGCGCAGATAGTCTTTGTGCAGCTGCGGGCTGAGCACGAACTTCAGGGGATATGCGCTAGTCGCGCGCAGGTGATCCGACAGCTTCGCGCTCATGTCGTAGTAGAGAAGCAATGGCGAGTGGGCCATGCGGGTCGCGGCCTTAGCGTGCCGTGCGAATGCCTCGGCCCGATGAGCGGCCGGAACCTGAATCCGAAGTGGTTCCAGGAACTTGCTTGCATTCTTCGCTGCCCTCCGGGTAGCACTTGCCTGTCACAGGGTCATAGCCGATTGCGCCGCTCTGCGATGAGCTAGAGGCTCGCGAAGCCACTGGAGGAGCGCTCACTGCGGCGGTTGCCGTGTGCGCTTGCGGAATGCATTTGCGACCACCGGACTGCACGGCATTGCAAGCCCTCTCTGCGGCCGCGTATTGCTGTTCGCGCTGCTGACGTTCTGCCTCGATCTGCGCGGCAGTCACACCGGGCTCGGTGGGGCACTTTGCGGCAATCATGTCTAGCACGGCCTTCGTCATGAACATCACGGTCTCATTGGCTGCCGTGATGGACGCGTTGGGTGGAACTTTGGTCGCGATGACTGTCCGTTTCATGGATTCGCAGTCCATGTTCACAACGCGCGTTCCGGTCGGTCGACTGTCGTTCTCGTTGCCTCTGCTGGGGGCGCTTTGCCCGGCCAGCCTTTGCGTTTGCTCGAATAGGTTCCTCCGGACCTTTGCTGTCCTCGGATCATCTGGTCCGTAAGTCTTCTCGCTCATGCTCAACATGCGCCGATATTGCGACTCGGCATCGGCTGAAGCTCCTAGCCTGGAGTAGGTCTCGGCTAGATTTCCCACCAGTGTGATCAGGTTGGAGTGGTTCGGGCTTGCCTTGTAGTACGTCTCAGCAGAGGCTACTGCGCGCAGCATGAAGGGAAGGGCCTCACGCGGTTGCTTTTGCTCGGCGTAGGACATGCCCAGATCGTTTAGAACTAGGACGACATCAAAGGGATTTGATGGCTTTGTACGGTCATAGATGGAGAGGGCCCGGGCCAGGAGCGGTATCGCCGCGGCGGACTGCTCTTGCTCGCGATAGGCCTTGGCCAAACGGTAAAGGGCCTTCGCCAACGCTGGTCCTTCTGAGCCGTATGCCCGGCGGCTTTCAACGTCCAAATCCCTCCTCGCTGATTCAATAGCCGATTCGACAGGAGAAGACTCGGTGGCAGATGCCATCGTTGTTGCCGCCGTTGCGGCAAGCAGCGCGGCATTGAAATAGACGCGGGCGGTGTGTGAAAAAAGTGCCAGTCGCATGATGAACTCCCCATCCAGATTGCTGTGCCTCCTCGCGGAAGTTTCAGGGATGTCTAGGGCTCGCGAAGTCCTCTTCCTGGTGGATAGACAAACTCTCGGTCTGGTGGTAAGCGAACGACGCCCTTGGCCGGATCAGGATTGAGCTTGTGCGCCTTCTTGCCCCTCGACGCCTTCAGCCTGTTCGGTTTCCAGCGTAAGCTGGCTGACGTAGCCGGCTTGGTCGACTGTATGGCGCACACTGGCCACGATCCAAGGCGTCTCGTCGATCTTCTTCTTGTAGCCGGCCACGCGCGCCGGGCGCTGCGGCGTGAGGTCCGCGCGGCCGTAGGCGAGGGTGATCTCGAATTCGAAGATCCCGCGCTGAATTCGCAGCCACTCGGCGCGGGCTGCGGCCAAGGCATCGGCTTCGCTCGCGAAGGTCGTGCGCAGTTCCTTCGCGCGCCCACTCAGACCGGCAATGACGCTGCTGCGGCGCCCGGTCTTGATGTTGTTCCACCATGCCTTCACGCCGCTGTACGCGTCCCGGTCGGCGCGGCTCCAGCGGTGCCTGTCGCCGTCTTGCCGCGTGATGACTACAGGCGTCAGCACCTTGCCGCTCGGCGTGCGCGCGGCGCGCGCCTGGCTGAACAGGAGCTTGCCGTTCTTCACGGTGCACAGGCAGTCGTAGGTCTGCGCCAACCGGCGAAGAAAGGACGCATCCGATTCGCCGAGCTGGTCCGCATGCTTGACCTTGCGCGAGGCAATCTCCTTGGCGACGACGGCCTCGATTCGGTTGCGCCTGGCCACGCTGTTGACGATGGCGCCAACGGTGGTCTTGTGCCATGACTCATCGCGCAGGGTGCGCAGGCTGTCGAGCAGGTTGGCTGCGCGCGCACGGATGGTGATCTCGTCGGGCGTGCCGGCGTATTCGACCGCCTGCACGGTGTAGGCGCCTTTCTCCACCAGCCCCACGGGGAAGCCCATCTCTTCGGTGGTGAGCTGGCGGTAGGGCGCGGCGTTGGGCTCTGCGAGCCAGCCGATGGCCACTTCGACGGTGTCGCCGGTGTCCGGCAGCTCGACGGCGCCGTCGTGGTCGCTTACGACGAGCTCGACCTCATCGGCATCGTTCTGCCGGTCGTCGGTGATGGTGAGGCGCACGAAGCGCGGCAGGATGCGATCGGACACGTTCGCACCGTTGACGGTGATGCGCCAGATGGGCGTGAGGTGCGCCGCGGCGCGCCGGGTGTCGCGTCTGCAGCTGTTGGCGCTGACGTTGACCGTCGGCAGCGTGGCGGTGATGGCGTCTACGTCGGACATGGTCTGTTCAAACCGCGCTGGCGCCCACGCCCAGCGAAAGGCCCATGTTGTCCGCCGCGTCCTGCAGCAGGGCGCCCAGGTCGCCCATGCTGTCGGCGATCAGCTGCTCCGCGACTTCCTGGGCGTCTTGGTCGACGCGCTGCAGCGTGAGGGTGAACTCGATGCGGCGTGCCTCGCCGGTCTCGAAGAAGAGGGTTCGGGTTTCCTGCAGCTCGGTGATGACGAAGGCGCCATAGATGGTGCCGGTGCCTTCCACCAGCACCCATGCGGCGCCTTGGTCGGCCATGAGGCGCAGCACCGAGAGGCTGGCCGGCGCGCCCGCGAACTCGGGCACCACGATGCCATTGAGCGTGATGATGTCGTCGCCCGGCCCGAGGTACTGCGAGGCGTTGCGCGCGCCCACGAGCGGCTGCGAGGCATGCTTCCAGCTGCTGCGGCGCTGCAGCTCCTGATAGCTGAGCGTGTCGAGCGAAAAGACGAAGAGGCCGAGGCAGAGCATGGCGGGTGTCAGTTGTCGTAGTCGATGAAGGCGCCGCGGGCACGGGCGCGCTTGTCGGCGTCGCGCTTGTCGAGTTCCGCGCGAATGGCACGTGCCAGCTGCGCGGCATCGGCGCCGGGCGCTGCGGTGATGTGAATGGTGATGGTGTCGCCCTGCACGACGACACCGCCGGCGGAGCGGCCGGCAGGCACGGCCGCAAGCGGCGCGCGCGTGTCGAAGTTGCCGGGCGCGAGCGGGAACTCGCCAGCCATGGCTGGCATGGCCACGGCCGTAGCGCCGGCCAGGCCCAGCGCCGCGGCCCGCAGCAGCGGGCGAGTGCGGTCGATGCCGATGGCGGCACCTTCGACGATGTTCTCGCCGGCCTGCATGAAGACGCGCGAGGGGCTGCGGATGCCGAGCTTTTCCTTGAACCAGCCGACCGTGGAGTCCGCCGCGCCGTTGATGGCGTCTTGCACGGTGCTCAGCATGCCGGTGATGCCGTTTGCCAGGCCTTGCATCATCTGGCTGCCGAAGGTGGTGAATTTCGCCGGCAGCTCGATGCCGAACCACTGCATCACACCTGCGAAGGCTTGGTAGAACAGGCCGAGAGGCGACCAGTTTATGATGGCCGCTCCCACCGTGGCCAGGGCCGCCGGCATCGATCCGCCGAGGTACTGCCAGAAGGCGGCGAACGCGCCCTTCGCGCGCTCCCAAAGGCCGACGAAGAAGCCGCTGATCGGCCCCCAGTACTTGTAGATCAGGAAAGCGGCCGTTGCGATGGCGGTGACGGCCAGGCCGATGGGGTTGAGCAGCAGCGCGCGGCCGAGCCACATGACGGCCGTTGCCGCGAACCCCAGCACGCGGGTGAGCACGGTGAGCACTGGCGATAGCACCGCCGCCTTGACGCCGAAGAGGCCCAGGCCGTAGCGGACGACGGCGAAGGGGCCGAGCAGCGCCGCTGCGCCCAGGCTGAGTGCGCCGAAGCCCGCGGCTAGCAGGCCGATCCACAGCACGGCCTTGCCGATGTAGGAGGCGAGTACGGGGTTCTCCTGCGCGAACTGGGTGATGCGCTGCAGTGCGCTGCCCGCGGTGTTGAGCAGGCTGATGTAAGCCGGGAGCAGGGCGCGGCCGGCCGCCTGCATCGCGTCGTTGAAGCGGGCCTGCGCTTCGAGTTCCTGGCCGCTCAGGCTGGTGCGCGCCCTGGCGTCCAGTTCGTCGATGCCGAAGGCGCCGGCATTGAGCTTGGCGTTCTTGTGGATCTGGTCTCTCATCATGTACATCTGAGAGAACAGGCTCGACGCGGTGCGGTTGCTGAAGATGGAGCCGATGGCGTCGTTCACCTGGTCTTGGCTGGTGAGGCCCTTGGCGGCCAGTGCAGGCAGGAGCACCTTCTCCATCCATTCGAACTGGTTGGTGCGGAAGAGGTCGCTGCCCTTGAGCGCGCCGGGGTCGAGGAACGAGACCTGCCCCGTCTTGTCGTGCTTCACCTTGGACGGGTCGCCGATCAGGTCGTACTTCATCAGGTTCTGCGCGGCGCGCTTGGTGGTGCGACCCTGGTAGAGGTTCTGGTAGGCGGACATCGTGGCCACGCCGGCGCTTGCGCCACCCATGATCTGCACGATGGGCTCAAGCTGGTAGTACATCGCCTCGCTGGAGAGGCCCTTGGCGGCAATGCCGCCGCGCTTGACGAAGTCGAGCCATTGCGTGGAGTCGACGCGGCCGCCGGTGGCGGTGATGACGCGCTGCACCATGTCGGCCTGCTTGGTGAACTCTTCCTTGCTGCTCAGGCCGTTGCGCGCCTCGATGACCTTGAGCATGTCCATGAACTTGCGTTCGTTCTCGGTGCCTTGCTCTTCGCCGAACATGGCCTTGTTCGCGAACTTCATCTTCGCCATCGCGGGCATGACCATTTCGGCGTGGTGCACGTCGGCAAAGGCGGTGGTCGCGTCCAGCATCAACCCGAGGTTGTCGTTCATGCTGGTGCCGTAGGTCTTCATCCGTTTCGCATAGTCGATGGCCTTGTCGGACTCTTCCTTTCCGAGGCCCAGCGATTCGATGCGAGCCGTCGTGGTTTCGTATTCGCGGATCTGGTGCAGCGGCTCGGTGACGGCGCGGCGGATGCCGTAGGCGGTGCCGACGCCGGCGGCGCCCGCCATGGCCAGGTGCCCGGCCGTGGCGCGGGTGCCGTTGAAGCTCTTCTGCAGCCGCGCCTTGCGATTGCCTGCGTTGGCCAGCGCTTCGAGGCGCGCTTTCTGCTGGGCGATGGCGCTGTTGGTCGAGGCGATCTCCGCCTGCAGGCGGTTCTGGTCCGCAGACAGCTTGCCGATGCCGGCGGCGGTGGCTGCGGTGCGCAGTTGCACGAGGGCATGGCGCTGCTTGTCGTAGGCGGCCGTCGCGCGGTCGACTTGGCCCTGCAGGGTGCGGGCCTGATCGCTGTTCGCGCCGTAGGTGCGGGTGACGCTGTCGAGGTTGGCGCGCAGCACCTTCAGGCTGTTGCCCTGCTTGGCCAGCTCGGCCTGGTACTTGCGGATTGCGTTGACCTGGCCGAGCTGGCCGTTGAGCAGCTTGAGGGCGTCGCGCGACTGTTTCAGGCTCGCGGCCGTGGCTTTGCTTTGCGCGTCGAGCGGCTTGAGTTCGTTGACCGCCTTGGCGGCGCCGGCCAGGATCAGCTTGAGGGTTAGCGCGGTGGCCATGGTGGTTCGAAGGTGTTGCGGTCAGTCGTCGTGCTTGCTAGGGGCGTAGCGCTTGCGGGCGGCCTCGCGCCAGTCCATCAGCTCGGCCAGGGGGAGGCCGTCCATGTCCTGCGGGCGCCAGTGGAAGACGAGCGCCAGATCCGCCATGGCGTCCTCTACGCGCTCTGCAAGACCGCGTCCCGAACTGCTTTCTTCAACAAAAAACTGATGACGACGCCTCCCGCTTCGGACAGGTCTGCGGGGTCCAGCTGCGCGCACTCGGGCGGCGTGAGGCTGGGCGAGGTGATGCGTGGCAGCAGCTTGAGCAGTTCGTCGGCGTCGGCGGCATGCAGCCGCTGCAGCGAGAGGCCGCGCAGCTCGCCGGCGTTGGGCTTGCGCAGGACGATCTCGGCGATGGTGGTGGTGCCGCGCTGGATGGGCGTGTCGAGGGTGATGGTGTTGGGCACGCTGGGCGCGATGGTGGCGGTGGGCAGTTGGGCGTCGTCGTTCATGGTGGTGGTTCGGTTCGAAAGGGAAGGGCGGGGGGCGAGGTTGCGGCCTGGCGTCAGTTGACGCCGAAGGCCATGCCGATGGCGGCGCGGATGGTGTCGTAGTGGTCGGTGCCGCCGACGCGGAACACCATGCCGGGCACGTCGATCTCCAGCAGCTCCTGGGCGTTGACGGTCAGCTTGTAGTAGCTCGCGGCGATGGTGAACTCGTGGTCGTTGTCTTCGCCGGCCTTGGCCTCGTTGGGGTTCCACTCGCGCAGGCGGCCGCGGATGACGACTTCGGCCGCGGTCACCTGGCCGGTGGCTTCGTCTTGATAGGCGCCGGCGAAGCGGAAGATGTTGGCGCCGACGGTTTGCGAGCCGAGCATGGCGATGAGCTGGGTTTTCAGGCCGCCGGCCTTGATGCCCAGCTCGAGCTTTTCGTGGCCGAGGTCGATCTCGACCGGGCCATGCATGCCGCCAGCGCGGTATTCCTCGGTCTTCTTCGTGATCTTGGGCAGGGTGACGCTGGGGATCTCGCCGACCCAGCTTTCGCCGTCGCCGAACATGGCGAAGTTCTTGAGTTTCTTGGGCAGTGCCATGGTGGTGCGCTC